TGATACCTGCTGGTCTAAAAGTAGATCACTCATGGTATACTAGTTTCCATGACCTCAACAATGGAACTGGTCCTGTTAGTATACCAGGCACAGCATTGGCAAAGGTAATATATAATTATGATTATGAAGTACAGAAGAACGAAAAATACAGAGAAATATATCTACTCAAACCAGCATTGATCGATATATTTTTAGCAGATTTCAAAAGGACTAACAAGTATCAAGAATCATCTGACTTTATAACGTCAACACTAAAGAAAACTTCAACAGTATGATATTTTGGATTGGATTTTTTGTGATGGTATTTAATGAAGGGTTCGTTATCATGCGACACCAGTCTAAATTCTTTGCACAATTAAGAGAAGAACTCATCAAAGATTTTGGTGATGGATGGAAGAAATTTCATTCAACAATGGATTGGATCTGGCTTGGTGGAGTCATTCTAGGACTCTTACTAGCAGGTAACCAAAGACTTACAGACATCGTTGCCCTTGTAACATTCTGGGGTTGTGTTCTGTTCTTTGTTTACATACCTAAGTGGGTAGGATAAAAAACTTTTAGGCAAAAAAATACCCCGAAAATTTTTCGGGGTTTTATGGAATTGAAAAATCAATTTTGGATTAAGGTGCTGGTTGTTGTGGCACAGGTTGTAACGTTACCAAACCTTCGTACACTACTGGTGGTTCTTGTGGTGGACAACAGTCAGGTGTATCATGTGCATGCTCTAGTAGATGCTCAACTTTTGCATTAAGTTCCTCCAATAGACCAAGAACGTGATCAATACGAGGATCAGCTGGTCCTCCTGTAGATGGTACGTTATAAGTTCCAGTGTCACCAGTAGTGATCACTACGTTAGGATCTTCTGAGACTGGATAAGGTACATTAGTTACACCATCAGGAGTATCAGGTGCAATGTTCTCTGGATACAATCCAGGTTGCTCTGTTACTTCAGTGCCTGGAATTGGTTCGTTGTTATACTCAGGTGTGAAATTTGAATCTGTCATTTGTTTTACTTAGAGATTAGTTCGGGTAGTTCATCCTCCCTATGCTTCTTAGCAGAGTCAGGATAAATTCTCTTGTCATCATGCTCGTACAATGATGTCAATGATGTAAGATCTGGTGGTGCTGCACCACTCACAACAGCAGAACCAGTAGCAACTACACCAATAGTAAGTGCAGTGGCAACCATGGTTGCTTCCATGAGTTGCAATAGTTCGACTAGCATTTCCTTATTTAGTTTGATAATCATATTATACACAGAAAAAGGGGTGAGTGGACACCCCCTGTGACAGTTTAATAACTGTCTTCTTTGCTTTCAATGTACTCTTTGTTCTGCCTACAGATACCATGTACATCTAACTTTTGATGTAAATGAGCAGCAGTGTGAAGACCCTCTATCAATAAGAGAACTGCTAACATCATTACTGGTAACATCCATAGTGGATGTCCAGCAACCTCACCTGCTGTTTTCATCGGCATAAGGAAAGAAGAACTGGTCCATCATTCGGTCAGCATTATCTGCACCAAATCTACTAGTCATGTATCCTAAGATAGGATCTAGTTTCTTCATGTATATATCGAAGTCTTTATACTCTGTAGTATCTTCACCAGTAGGTTGTGCTTCATCTATCATCTTACGATAGGTCTCAAGGTACTCTCTGAACTCAGGTAGATACTTATCAACCTCACCAAAGGTACAGTACCTTACAAAAATATTCTCTGAAAAATGGTTGCCCATCTCAAAGAAACGATAGTCTCTTTCAGCTTTGGGTAAACCATCCACAGAGAATACATATCCTTCTACTGGATGTTGAAAGTCAAATACTATGATGACTTTCTTCTCAAAGAATCCCATGAGATCCATCCCGAAACAGGGAAGGTTACTCCCTGTCTTAGGATAGATTACATTGTTATAGATATCTGATTTTTCATTGTAGATATCTACTCGTCTTGACTTTATAAAATGTGGAGCAGTAAAGATGTCTGCTGTTAAAGTCAGATCATCTCTACCATGCCACTCACACCACCGTGAATCAAATTTAAACTCAGGGAAAACATCATCAAGAACTTTTTTATAGTTGACCCAGAGGTCAACTGTATTAGTCATCGGATGCTAGGGATGCAAAGTATGACAGTGCATCGTCATCATCAACGACTGCTTCCTTCTTAACTGGACTAGCAGCAGCACCTACCTTCTCTCTAAAAGATGAAGGAGTAACACTTGCTGTTGGTGGTGCAGTAATAGGAACCTCAAGTTCTTCAGCAACAGGTGCTGCTTGTCTACGTTGACCAGTACCTAAAACAAGATTCAATCTTGCTTCGAGATCGTCGTAGGACTTGAAGTTGTCTTTTGCTGTGAACGCTTCGAGGGAGTGCTCCAACTTCCATGTTGCTTCAAGTTCAGAGTCATCTGCACTAAGAGCACTAACACTATCAAACTCACTGCTGTCATAGTTCCAGTAACCTGCTACCTTTTTGATCTTCAACTTGAAGTTAGCACCTTCCCAAAGATCAAACACATTGATAGGTGTCTCATCTTGGAACTCAGGTTGCATTGCTGCAAGAATCTTATCGTGGATCTTCTTGCCATACTTATACAAGAATACTTTACCCTCATTCTCAGGGTTCTTTGGATCTTTTACAACATAGATGTTGCTGTAGTATGAAAGCTTACGCTTCTGCTTACGTGCAGTATCTTTATCTGCATCTTCACCACTGTTCCATAGTCTGCGGTTGACTTCACCTACTGGATCCTTCTCACCTAATGTTGTGAGACTGTTCTCAATGTACCAACCACCTGGTCCTTGAAAGGCATGTGAATATAACTTTGCCCAAGGTACTGTCTCACCATCTGGTGCTGGTAAAAATCTGATGACTGCATAACCGTTACCGCTTGCGTCAACTTCTGGTTTCCAAAATCTATCATCAGCGTTGTTGTTTGATGATGATTTCTCTAGTTCCTTCTGAAGGAATTGAAAATTGCTACTTGATTTTTTCTTTAATTCTGCGAATGACATATTGTTTTAGATTTAATTGGATTTGGGGTGGGAGGTAGGAATAATGTGTACCTACAAGTACAGGGCATTTCTACATAAGTAAATTTTTACTGTACTGCATGAGTCCTGTCTGGTTGGACAGTTCTGTTGTTCCCAACAGCGAGCACCACCTCTGACTCATCACCTTAACTAGACCATTGCCAGCAAGTTTAATTCAGTCACTCCCTTGTCAGGTAGCTAACCCGACATTTATATTTATAGCACGGTTAGGAACCTTTGTCAAGCCCTTCAACATGCTTTTTGTATGCTGTAACTTTCTTTAACAAGTCGTTGAACATGTTAAGTACATCCATGTTAGGGTCACCACCAAGCAACAGTGCTGCTTGCTTCATGTTCTCCTTGATAGACTCTGCCTCTGGATCATCAGTCAATTGGATACGAGTATAAAATATCTTTTGTTTCTCTATCAACTGTATCAAAGCATCAAAATATTCTAACTGCTGCTCCCTTTTTAATAGGGGAAGGTTCATAGCAGACTTGAAACAGAACTCTTGGAGTACTGTCATCTCTTGTATAGTACCACGTACCAGTTCGGACTGAAAGAATTTTCCCATTAGACTAGAAGTAATTTTGCTCTTGATGTTTTTTTAATAAAGTTTAGTTCCTGTGCTTCATATTTAATCTTTTCTTTGAGTGGTTTCGATAGTAACTTAGGTACTGATTCCACTTCAATCTCATTCACTTCACAGAAGTGTAGAACTGCATCAATATAATTCATATCAGAATTGTGGATAGCAATCTTCTCAACTTCCTGCGAAAACTTTGCAGGTGTCATAAATTTATCCTCTAGTAGTTTTGATTTATCCATACTTGTTTTTATACTGGTCGATGTACTGAATGAGTGTCAAAAGAAACTCTTTCTTTGGTGGGATTACTTTTACTTGTGTCTCACCGTTTTCACATGCGACAATAGTCACCAGTTGTTTAACAGTTATACCATAAATCTCCTGTAAACAACATGCATATGCTGTCTCTTGGATATAATAGTCGTAAAGGTAAGCCTCTTTCTTAGGTTCGGCAGCAGTCTTAAAGTCTATGATGGATAGAACTCCATCAAATTCAGCAATACAATCGACACGACCAGCAATTTCAAGATGATCAGAGTATAGTGCTGCCTCTTGCAAGAATATATTATTTATCCTATCTAGAACATGCCTACTTGAATTAAACATGACTACAGGTAAAGGAGAATCCTTGTAAGAATCTATGTCTAGATTATTATTAAAGTAATCTTCAACAATAGAATGATACGTTGTCCCTCTAGTAGTAGAACGTTTACAGATAGCATCTGCCTTAGCATTACCTATCCTTGCTCTCCACTTAGCAATGCCAGCCTTCTTAGCAGGATTATTACTAATGACAGTAGTGATAGAAGGATAGTTGTGACCACTAGGTGTCACATATAACCTCCTACCTTCCACCATCGTGGCACTCATTGCAATAGGATCGATGTCCTCCTTGTGTATAAACATTATAAACTAAGCGACATCTTACTAATGAGATAAGACTTTATCAATCCAGAACGAACGATATCTCCTACCCCAAACTCAACCATAGAAAACTCTTCCATGTTCTCAAGGATACGTTGGAAGTCTACGATACCATTCTTCTCTTTGTCTCTAGTCAAGTCTGTCTGATTAACATCACCACAGAACATAATCTTAGAGTCTTGTCCAACACGAGTCATGATAGAATCAAGCTCGTGGAAGTTAAGATTCTGGCACTCATCAACAATAACAATAGCATTGTCAAGAGTTGTACCACGAAGGAACGATGTAGACCAGAAAGAAATAGTCTCTTGGTGCTTAAGATTTTCATATAACATTTCGAAACTAGCATCATCAGGCATCTCAAACTGTGCCTGAACCATATTCTTGTATGGTATCTGATAAATGTCAGACTTATCTTCATGATCTCCTGGTAGGAAACCAATCTCTCTTGTTGCTACAAGAGACCTAACAATATAAACTTTATCGTATGGTGTGAAGTCACTTAGTACATCCTTCAATGCAAGATACAATGCAATGAATGTCTTACCTGTACCAGCACAACCATAAGCAAAGATGTTTTTATCTTCACTCCAATCTTTAAAGAACAACTCTTGGTTCTCTGTAAGTGGTTTGATGTCTGTCATATAAGACGAATCAATAGGCTTCTTACGCCTCATCTGTCTCTTAGACATCTTAGTTTTTCTTTGTTTCACTGCCATATTATATTACCATTGGTATCCACGACGGTCAAATCCTTTATCAACTTTACCAACCCTTCCTATAACATCCTTCCAACCTGGATGAGTCTTAGACATTTTATCACGCCAGTCACCTACTTCAGTAACATGGTTACCAACACCTGCTTGCCAATCTTTATGCCAATCAGGATTATCTTTCAACCACTGATCATATTCTTTCATTGTCATTCTCAACTCCTGTTTCTCACCAGTTGTCTTGTGTATTAGAGGATATGTTGGCATTAGTTCCACTCCAGTGCTTTAGATACAATAGGAAATTCTTTTTTAAATATATCTCTACACATCTCAGCAATTTCCATGTGTTCTTTCTGAGTGCCATGTGCAGAACGTAGATCAATATAATGTACCCATGAGCGTACACTACCTGTCATATATAACCGAGTCGGTGTAGCAAGAGGTAGTACAAACCGAGCACATTCTTTAGCGATACCTGCATGAAGCATCTTCTTATACAGATCAATACTAGAATCAAAATGCTTTCGCATCTCAATCTCAAAGGTCTGTCGAGTATGAGGATCTATATCATCAATACTATTCTGTCTATTCTTTGTATCCTGACGACGTAGTTCAGGCAAAGGAATATCCTCTCTAATATGAGAGACATCTGCATACCTCTGAGAGAACTCTTGGTATGTAAATGATCTATGCCTTAGTATCTGTGCAGCAAGACCACGAGTAGTCTCAATCTCCACAGTCATGTGTGCTTGCTCAAAGACCGACCAGTGACCGTGCTTTATGCAGTAGCTTAGTAAACCAGAAACGTTTGGATTGTCTTGGTTGTTCGGGTTGCTCACCCTCGCCACGTAACCCATCGTCTCCTCTGCCTTCGGGGTTACTGTTATCAGTTTCACTTGTTGCATACTTTTTCTTTAATGATTTACGAATATACTTGGCGTACTTGACATCCTCTTTAGTATACCACTCTGGATGCTTTTTGGCAAGCTTGATTATCCTTTTCGCTGTCTTCCTTTTGTCCTTTCTCTGACTCTCTTCCACCATAATGGTAGTCATACTTCATTAGGTATTTATATCGGACTTTCAACACAAAAAAATCCAGGAAAAAATTTTCCTGGATTCATCGAAATCAAAAGTGATTTTTGATTTAGCTCTTAGAAGCGAACTTGCGTTTAACTTTGATACCACGATACATTAGATCATGATTTCTCTGTTGTGCTTCTGCTTGTACCATGTTACGGTACTCTTCAGAGTCATACTTGACTCCACGATAAGTGACTTGTGCCATTGGCTTTCTCCAAAGTAGTAGGGTGTTTAGTCCGTTCCTTTAGTCGGCTTTTGCGTCCCACTCACAATGAGGTGTCTCTCCTATCACTACGCTGATCATCTCAGCTCGTGTCTCTTCTTCTATCTTAAACTCATTGATCTTAGTGACCAATAATTGAGCATCAATACAAGAAAAGGCGGTTGCAATAACTGCTAGGTGAAACATAGGATGAACGATCCGTTCCGAGTCGGCTTACTTGCGTCCCTTTCGGGATGAACGATTGTGTTAATACTAACACATGTATATTATATAGTCAAGTGTATTTGTATCAACGAATACAATTTTGTAAATGTCGTAACAAAACTTGACAACTATTTAGAATGTATCGTCTGATATCACCATCTAAGTATGCTTGTAACAACATACGAGTGATGTCATTATAGTATGGATACTTCTCAGCAATAAACTTCTGGCAATAATATAGATCTCTTGTGTACACATCCAGTTTGGTTGTCAAGAATGTATTTCTTAAGATAAGTTTAATGAATATTCTATAGTTTTTTAAAAGTAAAGGGTGACCTTCATCAAGATAATGACTCAACCATTCATATAATAATTTAATAGAATCTATATCTTCCTGTAATAAAACTGGTAGATGTTTCTTATGTAAATGTCTTACACTAATGTCATGACCATAGATGCATGTGATACGAAACCTTTCGTACCAATCAAACCCATCTCTATTATTAACTATACAATCTAACTCTAAACCAAACTCATCTAAGATACGTTTCTCAAGTGCAGTAGTACTATCATCAGACATAGTATCTGATAGAACAGAGAAATCTATATCATATATTGGATTCATCTCTCCTTTGATGTAGACAGAATGAACTTCATCTAATGGAAGTCCATTCAAAAATACATCACATATGTTTTGTGTTTGCTTAGGTACTGGTTGTATTTCCCTAGTAACATAATCATCTATGATTTTATAGTAAGTACCTGTTGGTTTAATCTGCCTCATAAGAATGTGGTACATAATCAGGACACAACATAGCACCGACCATTTCTCTGGCAGGTATGTTGTTATCACATAGTTTTTGCATCCAGATCCGTTCCTCTAAAGAAACTTCACCGTCTGTTGATAACATTCTACACACAATGTCAGTTAATTGCAACTGGGATGCGTTGCTTAACTTGTTTGATGGCCGCTGGAAGAATTGCATATTCTTGTCTTTGTATTCTTGGGGTTAATGTTTCTACTGTATCATCAGGTTCAATAGGAACTTCTAATTGCATGATCACTTCACCTGAGTCTAACTCATCGTTAACATAATGAACAGTGCAACCTGTCTTGGTATCACCTGATTCTAATGCTTGTTCTATTGCATGAAGTCCTTTATACTTTGGAAGCAGTGATGGATGTAAGTTTATTATCCTATTAGGAAATGCTTTAACAAACTCAGGTGATATCACCTTCATGTATCCAGCAAGAACAATAAGATCAACTCTCCATGCTTGCATTAATTGAATGATCTGGTCTTCATTCTTATGAGAAATATAACAATGAGGAACACCAAATTTTTCTGCTCTCTTAGCAGCACCACACTTCTCTTTGTTGTGTATCATCAACACAACTTCATCTTCCCAACATGACCTTAGAATATTCTCGAAGTTAGTTCCGTTGCCAGAACACAATACTCCTAATCTCATAGCGTTTGATGCGTGTAATTTATATAGAGTGTATCATTTAATACTCGACAGTTATGTTACCAGATAGTGTTGTTCCTGTATTTCCTGGTAACACTTCGTGTCCTAGAAATGATGGAAACATTATCATAGATCCTGGTTCTAGGTTAGGTCTGTAATCCATTCGGAATACCTTTGAGGTATCACCAAAATGATTTTGAATCAATGGCATGATGGGATGAACGAATGCAGTCTTAGATGTTACAGTTTCATAAATGATGTAACTCCACTGTGCATTCGGATGAATATGATATCCTTGATAGGATCGAGGATCATATTTGTTCCTCCACATACCCATAAACTCAATCGACTTAGGAGTATCTGGTAGGGATTCTAACAGTGGTCTGACTACTGTCAACAAGTATGTCCATGTACTGTCATAAACCTTAAGACCATTATTAAAAGTGGTGAGCACCCCACTCTCCCAAGTGGGTGAGAACTCACCAACGCCAGTCTTTATTTTCTTTAAGTTAATCTTCTCTTCGAAGACAGGGATAGCAAAGATATCTTTCTTCACTTATGACCTACCACCCCATTGGATAGAAGGGAATGCTTCAGACACACATGCCTTAGTAATCTTCCATCGCTTACCTATCTTCTTATCTTTAGCAAGGATAAGAACTTCTGCCTCACCTTTGTTGAGACCCTCTAGCATTTGAATAAACATATTCTCACGCTTGACCTGAGATACATTTGATCCACCCTTAAAGAAATGATGAAGCAACCTTGCTTCCTTCTCTAAGAGAGTATGCTCTGTACCTTCTGGTGCATCGTTAGGTGTGTAAGGTACATCACCTGGTGGTAACATACTAATTACTGTGTCATCAAAATTGATTATGAATAAAGACCGCAGTGCTTGAGTGTTATACTCTTTCAACAATGCAATCTTTTCTTTCTTTGTTTTTGCGTTGGATACTTTTTGTAGTACCTCATGCATCAGAAGTTTCATCTATTTCATCCTCATTAATAAATTTTACTGATAGTAGTTGTTCATTGATCATCATGCCATTTTCATCATACATTTCTGGGTGATATCCTACCTCATCTCTAGACCACATGTAATCATGTGCAAAATCTTTTGCTGTCCAACCAACAATGACTCCAACACATAAAAACAAAAAAGATAATGTAGCCGAGAAAAAAAGAATCGTAGTATCTGTCATTGTACTTCTCCAGTTATGATGGTGTGTTCTTCTCCCACCTCAGATCAATTACAAAATAATAATTACGTCTGAACAGAGAGAACGCTTTCTTAAAACCAAAACCTTTCTTTGGTATAGGTTCTGTCTTCTTCCTCCTAAGCATTAATTCTATACCTTTATTTATAGACAGATCTGGAGGCTTACTTTTATCTGGCATTAATATATCCTTTCTTTATTAAAATTTTGGCGACCTCAACTAAACTGCCAACAGGTTCACCATCTATTATAACATACGGATATCCCTTAGCATCAGGATATTTCTTTACAAATTCTTCACGATTGTTATCATCAACCTTGATCTCTGTAAAAGGTAGGTGTGCTTTATCCATGAGAAGTCTCATCTGTTCACAATAAAAACAACCATGAGAAGAATACACTGTGACATTCATTCCAAAGACCTTTTCCTCTGGTTCTAGATTTCCATGCATAAAAAAATGGGTGGTATTACCCACCCATCTTATCATGTTGTTAGTTGTGTGTCAACCAACTGAAGGAGCAACGAGTGCAACTTCTGTAGTCTCAGCAGTAGCAAGATCAAGTGGGAAGTTGTGTGCATTTCTTTCATGCATAACTTCCATACCTAAGTTTGCTCTGTTAAGAACGTCACCCCATGTAGGAACAACCTTACCACCAGCGTCAACGACTGACTGGTTGAAGTTGAATCCATTCAAGTTGAATGCCATTGTACAGATACCCATAGAGGTTAACCATACACATACAACTGGGAATGTAGCAAGGAAGAAGTGAAGTGAACGAGAGTTGTTGAATGATGCATACTGGAAGATTAAACGTCCGAAGTATCCATGAGCAGCAACTATGTTATAGGTCTCTTCTTCTTGACCAAACTTGTAACCATAGTTTTGTGAATCTAGTCCAGTTGTTTCTCTGATTAGAGAAGATGTAACTAGAGAACCGTGCATAGCACTGAAGAGTGCTCCTCCAAACATACCTGCTACACCTGCCATGTGGAAGGGGTGCATTAATATGTTGTGCTCTGCTTGGAACACGAACATGAAGTTGAATGTTCCTGATATACCTAGAGGCATACCATCAGAGAAGGATCCTTGACCAAAAGGATACACAAGGAAGACTGCGAATGCAGCAGATACTGGTGCAGAATATGCAACACAGATCCAAGGTCTCATACCCAAACGGTATGATAGTTCCCACTGACGACCCATGTAGGCACTGATGCCGATGAGGAAGTGGAAGATTACCAACTGATATGGACCACCGTTATACAACCACTCATCTAGAGTAGCAGCTTCCCAGATAGGGTAGAAGTGTAATCCAATAGCGTTGGAAGATGGAACGACAGCACCAGAGATGATGTTGTTTCCATACATGAATGAACCTGCAACAGGTTCACGGATCCCATCGATATCGACAGGAGGAGCAGCAATAAAGGCTATGATGAAGCATGTAGTTGCAGCGAGTAGGCAAGGAATCATTAGGACTCCGAACCAACCAACATATATTCTATTGTTAGTTGAAGTTACCCACTCACAGAACTCAGACCATCCAGATAGCAAGCCTTGCTCTCTACGAGTAATACTTGTCATTGAAATTAAGAGTACAATTGAGTTAGGGTATGATGAGAGATGTGACCCCCATGATCTCGGTTAGAGGGTAAGTAATGATGAGCATTCGCTCACCGATCTATTTAGTGTAACACAATGTTAAGTCGGTGTCAAGTCTCATTACGAAATCTTTTCGCTACTATAAGTTCTCCTAATATCTGTTTGGTATAACTGACTAGTAGTTTAAAGAAAGACTGTGACGCTTTACCCTGTAACTCATCAAACATATACATGTTCAACCTGAATGCATAGTTTGCTTCTGTTATCAACGCATTGACCTGTTGTTCATCACAACCTAGATTGTCAAGCGATGCTCTGTAATTGTTCTTGAACTCTTTAGCATTAGGAATGCTAGGAAAGTCATAGAATGCTAGACCTACTCCCACTGGAGGATTGATAACACGTGCTGCTATCTCTCTCAGAATCTTTCCACCAGATAGATCACCAATGTACCTAGTATAATGGTGTGCTATTAGTAGATAAGGATCTGTCTCTGCGATCTGCTTAATCCTATTGACATATGTGTTACAAGCCTCTGAAGGTTTGATAGTTGTCTCCCAATAGGATCCATAATAATATTCTAAATCTTTTGCCAATGATTCTTTGCGTTCTAGATCTTCAGACCTAATTGCTTTGACCATTGAATCTTCTGTGGAAGATATAGCTTCTTCCATAGCAGAGTAAACAAAATAAAAGTTCGCAATCAATTTGCGATACTCTTCTGGGTTTACCACACCCCTGAGAAAGGATGCAACAAACTTAGTGTTCTCTGCTGCCGAGTGGGATTCTTTAGTTCCCTCTTTGAGTTGCTGTGCTAAAGTCATTCTTAAAATATTTGTTAATCACTTCAATTTGATCATGGTATCTTGAGATCTTATCCAACTCAACACCGATTGCTTCAGTGATGTCTGAATGTTCTCCGATACCTGCTGGATGTTCCAAGTAAACTTCTACGTTTGCTTTATGCTTTTGAATTTCTCCATTAGCATGTGCGAGAACTGCTTTAAGTAGTGTCTCTCTCATGTGTAACTGTCCCATTAGTAAAGATTTTCCTCCTGTCCTAGTTGTATTTTAACATTAGATGTAGGTTTTGCAACACATGTTAATACATATCCTGCTTCCATTTGGTCATCATCTAAGAAAGACTGTTCTTCTTGGTCAACTGTACCTTCTATAATTTTACCAGCACATGAGCTACACGCACCAGCACGACAAGAGTAAGGAGCATCAGCACCTGCCTCTTCCACGACATCGAGTATAGTCTCGTCATCTGCACACTCCACTGTAGTCTCGACACCCGAAGTGTCAATCACTGTTACTGTATAAGTAGCCATTGTAACCTAACAAAGTATATTATATAGTTCACTTATTAAAGTATGTCTCATAATACTTAACAAGTCCGAACGTAACGTTGAACTTTCTAGACCACTCTTCAGCACATGCTTCTGCACTCTTACCAGAGTAACCAAATCTTTCTAATATTATGAGACATTCTTTAGTTGACATGTATAACACCCTTCATACCAGCACCTGCATGAGGAGCACATGAAAAATTATAATCCCCTGCTTCAGCAAAGGTAATCTCCTGTGTTTCACCAGGACTAAACATCAATGATTCTCTTGATAGATCTGCTCTACCATCAACAATGATATTGTGTGGAGGTAATGCGTTATTAATAAAGGTAACTGTATCACCTGCATTGATGGTGACTTCGTTAGGTTCAAAGACTAGGTTACCTTCGTAACCCATCTGTATTTCTGTAGCGTTTACTGGTAGTGCAATGAAGAAAGCAACCAGTAGTGTAAGGATAAATTTCATTCTATGTAAGCAAAAGTATAAAGGTTAATCAATGATATAAAGATCATTGACCATATAAAAGCACGACTCAACCAATATTGAATCTCGTTCATTGTGTAGCATATCATACCACACTGTATATATTAGGTACTATTGCTTAGTTGTCAACTAATGTCAGCCTTGCCAGATCATGTCAGGCATTGGTGACTGACCAGGTCTGTTGATCACTAACAATATGAAGTATCCAACAAACCAGATGATGTTAAACAACCATGCTTGTCTCCAAAGATATTTTCTAATACCCATAGCAACAAACACATTCCTTACTGCCTTTGGATCTTCCTCATCACCTATGGATCTAAGAATTTGTTCTATAATCACTGCAACTATAGTACCTATCACTAATGGATAGAATACAAAGTTTGCAAAGGACATTACTGCAATTAAAAATGTCATTGTATTACTGGTCCCAAAGTTATTCCTATGGCAATCATACCACAGAATTCAATTAATGGATACCATTCGTTATTGAAAAGTGTATTGACCAACATTTGTATATGCAAAAACTGCTACGATTGATGTAAATAAAATGAATGGCATGTTATGCTCCTGTAGGTACTGCTAATGGTTGTGTTACTCTTATTCCTTTACCACCATTGTCATCGTCATCATCATCTGTAAAGGCTCGTAAAAGTAATTCAATCAACACTAAAGCAGTCATGGGATATAAAACCCAGAGGACTGCTACTAGTGGTGAAATTGTATCTGATGCGGCTGATAAGTCGCTCATGGTACGTTCTCTTTTAGATTTATTTAGTTATGTAAAGTATTTGAAGTGAGTATAAGCACCTATGACTGCCCAAAAAGCAACCATTGCAAATCTTCCGTTGGCTCTCTGCCAAATTGCTATGTTAGACATCTTAAAATACTCCTGGAATAATTTGTCCTGTGAATGAGTATGCACCTAGTGCTGCTACTATTCCAATCATGGCCATCCAGCCATTAAACTTTTCTGCTTCTGGTGTCATTAGAATACTCCTGGTATAAGTTGTCCTGTTGTTAAGTAAGCACCTAAACCAGCAAGGATACCAACCATAGCCCAACGGCCGTTCTGAAGCTCTGCGTTTTCGTTCATTGTTTTGTCCTGTTCGATAAGTTGTATAGGAGGCTCCTTAGCAAACATATTTTGTTTACCGTACTCAGTTGTAACAGTCATGATAGTTTGTAAAGAAGTGTAACATAATTATATAGCAAAGATAAAATTCTTGTCAAGTGGTATAGGTAATGATACCCACACCTCTATAAAAGATGCTGATAAGGTGCATAAGAAACCTTTATATAAATGGTATCAAAGCAAACAGTATGAAGAAGTATAAATACTTGCGGAGATATTGTGGGTAATATGAAAAAAATTATTCCTCTAATCATGTTTGCTAGTGTAGGTGCATTAGCAAGTCCAGTGAAAGCTGACCTGACATCAAGATTCACATCCAGTGTTCAGCTACAAGTTAACGCAGCTGCAACACAGATGCAACGAGTAGGTAATTCCTATAGTATATCTGGTACTAATGTAGACACAACTGATGGTACGACAGCTAACACAGTGAGTGCTGGTTCTATAGCATCAGGTATCTATGGTCCTGGTACTATTAGTGCTACACAAGACGATCCAGGTGAGGCGTTCAGCTTCTCAACTGCGTTCACTCAAGGAGACGCTATTCCAACATCTGCTCCTTCAGTAGGTTCTGTTAGTGCATTGAGTAATCAATTGTCTACTGGTGCAGGAACCGCAGGATCCCTTGCAGGGACTGTGACTTCGCAAGGTGCTCTGACCGTAACAGCTGGTGGAGCAGGTACTGTAGCTACTGGACAGTTCGTATCTGAGCTTCAGATCGACTAGGAAAATGAGACGAGTTATAGTATTACTATGGCTTAGTTTAATGGGAACCGCAGCAAACGCAGTGCCTGTGGTCCCCAATTTTCAGCAGGGAAGTATGACTAGCCATACAGAAACTGAAAGCACTGTAACTGAGACAATAAATTCAATTGATTATAGGACAGGATGGGAATACAGCGTGACTGGGACAGGGGTTTCCAACAACGGAGAACCACTCAATCCCAATGTGAACACATCAACAGTAACAATATCTCCGAGCGTCGGAACAGGAGAAGGAGCCATAACAGGGTCAGTAACATCTTCTCACGATGCATTGGACTTCTCCAGCCAAAGCAACTTCACACAAACAACTCCAGGAGCAGCATTTCAATTCACCCAGAGTTATCAAGGACCAGGGATCACCAACCAGACTCTCATACAAAGAGTAACAGAAATCCAGTCGGTTACCGACACAACAAGCGTGTTTACGCAGTAGTTGCAACGGTTCTCGGTCTTAATAGTTTTATACTTCCTGTGCGAGTTAACGCAGAGGTTGGTGGTGTATCTGCTACTGCCAATCCAATCGCCAACTCGTCGGGCTCGGTCACGAACCAGGCAATACAGGTTTTACAAGGTCCATACGTAACTAACACCTACGGTGGTGGGGTGTCGTGTCAGGGTACTACTCTAAATATGACACCATATATTCAGTTTGCTGATTCAAGAAAGGATCCTTGGGAAGATTTCTATAACGAACCACAATATAATACAACTGATGCCACAGGTAAGATGGTTCCGACATATGTTACTGTCAAGAACTATCCTTGGGAAGAATGGTATGATGATAGAACTAAAGATGATGGCACTAGATGGTTTGAAGATGGTGCAGATATAAGTATCATCCAAGACATCGATAGTCCTAATGGTGTACCAGATGTAGTTGATAGTGGTGGTACTATGACACCATCATGGTACAAACCTGTACGTACAGACATGAGGGCGAATCAGAGTTTCAACTTAGGACTCTCTGCTACGCTTTCAATACCACTCAACAGAGGTATGCAACGTAAGTGTTCTGAAGCTGCAACAGCACAGATAGCAGCAGTTACACAAGCCACTGCTAACAAACGGTTAGATTTTGAGATCGCAAGATTAAAAAATTGTGGTGAGCTCCTGAAGCAGGGCATCATGTTCCATCCTAAGTCACCTTATGCATCCATATGTGCTGACGTTGTGGTAACAAATCCAGGTGGTACTATCAAACCTCACACCCATGACTTCCCACAACCTACATTCAACGACCCTTCCCAGTCTTCTTCATCGGAAGTAAACCCTTCTTCTCTCGATACTGATCAGTCCTCATCTCAGACAAACTCGGACGGCGTGGATTCTTCCCAAGCATCTTCTGAACTTTCGCAATCGTCTTCTTCACAACAGGCTTCACAATCTTCAGCAAAAGATCTGCTAGGGGTTTGGCAAATAGGGCGGATGCAGTCGCAACCGTAGCTATGGTTGCAGTGGTAGACACTGTTGCTACTGATGGTAGGTACTGTTCCACTACTGGGACTGGTTCCCAAATAGTTTCGCATCTCAATTTATCAACTGTTAATTTATATTCTTTGATCCTCTCTGTACCTGCCTGATTCAGGTCTCCAATGCGTCTTGCATTTAATGGAGGACATTCTACCTCACCAGCAGTCTCACCTCCAGCAGGGGGTGGTGGAGGTGGTGCTGGTGCTTCTATAGGTTCTTGTTCTTGTGTCTCAATACCTTCATCAACCTCATCCTGTGGTTGATAGACTGTCTGCCAACTCAATTCTCTGTAATCATAGTCTGCTGGATAATATGAAGGCATACCAGCATCACATAGGGTGGTCTGTCCTTTAGGATCATCGTTAACTAGATTCTTATTACTAGATGGATCTCTCTTAGCATTCTCTTTGTGTACTGTTACACAACCAGGCATATAAACAACAGGTGTACCAGCAAGTACAGTGACTGGAACATCTACTGGTACTGCCTGTGGTGGATTAACTAACCAAGCACGTACCTCATTTACATTAACATTCCTTATGTCTGCAACTCTAGCACCATTGATACCTACGTTATTGATACTACTACCCTGAATCAATGGTATCCCTGTACCATTGACCTCAATTTTTTGAATGCCTTGATTACTAGTAGTTGGTATGAATGGGATGCTCATTTTTCAGCAGCATATAAAGCAAAGGTAGATGTAGTAATAACTGTCATCATATTTGCTATGTGTTGTTTGGTTTCTGTATCACATGTTTTACCAGGCATGAGACAACCATGTATAGTTGCAGCAACAATAAGTAATTGAGTAACAACTACTACTTGAATTAAATTAATGATCCTACCTTTGAGACATGGAGTACCATCTCTATTCAAAGGAGGACCATTTTTATTATCTTTGCGGAACATCTTGCCTGTAGTTTAATGGTGGTGCATCTGCTTTACCAGAGACCCCACCAGTTTTAGGTGGGAATGCATCCTTGAGTTGTAAGTACAACTCTTCTGCAACCACCTGTCTAATTTGTTCTATCTGTGCATCTTGTCTTTTTTGAGGACCACCAGTTTGTTGGTCGATGACATGATTGCCACCGACAAACGCACCAGTACCTAGCACGGTCACTGCCGTGCCAGTTGTCGCTATCTTCTGTAGATCCATTAGAAAGGTTTAGGAGGACCAAATGGTACAAGACTTGGTGACGTAGGTGAAGGTTGTGAAGGTGCTGCTTGTTGTGGAGCTTTACCTACATCACCTGTAAGAGCACCACCAATTCCACCAAGTGCTCCACCACCAGCGAGACCACCTAAAGCAGCTCCACCAATAGATTCAATAGCATCCTTCTTGATATCATCAATGATTGCATCCTTGTTTACATAGATGTATGATCCTACACCTATGATACCAGCAAGTGTTACTCCTGAAGCAATACTAATTGCATTTGCAATCGCATTAAAATTAAATTTCATAATGTTCTCCTACATTTTGTATGTTTCTTTTGTATCGGTGGTAATCTTAAGAGGTGCTTGTTCAACTCTAATTGTTTGAACAGGACCACCAGATCCAGCCTTAGCAATAATAGCTTCTATATCTTGTGCAGTAACAGGAGGAGGACCACCGTTGCCACCATTACCATTACCATTCATCTTCATAGTACCATCTCCTTTTTTAGAAGCGGTCTGAATTCCGAAGCTAGCTAAAACTCCAGTAAAAACTGAAGCTATAAATGTCGGATCTATTTTTTGCTGAGGGACACCAGGTATGGCAACATAATTTAAAGTTAATATGCCTCCAGACCAGGCCAGGACTGTGATTCTGACCATTGTACTAATGATCGCTGCCTGTTCCTCTGGGTCAGGAAGAATTGCTTCTTTTGCCTTAGCAAAGATACCTTTCTTCTTCTCTTCGGTAGATTCTTCAACAGCATCTACAACTGTTTTTTTATCTTCTTTTGCTGCCATAATAATACAACGAGTGTATTATATATAGGCATCAATTATGGAATAATGTATTTGTTCTAGGGAAATTTTGTACCGTCTGTAATGTATTAAGATCTGTACTATGAGAGAACCTCCTACCATTGTTAGAGATATTCCATGCACCTATCATCTTTGATATATCTCTAGGATTAGTAGAAGATAGTATAGCATCAGGACTTCCTCCTCGTCTTGTAGCATCTCCCCAGTTTCCTGGTGCATTAATATTTCCTGGTGGTTGTGCAATGTTTATCTCACCGTACATATTAGCATGATTACCACACTGATAGTATATTGTTTGTCCACCTTGATTATACTGAGTAGTAAACCAAATAAATCTGTAAGCACCATTGATTAAACTGTGTGTCTCACCTTGATACCATACATCACCATTATTAACACCACTACCAGTCCATAGGTTAGTACCACCTGTACTTCCAGCTTGAGTAACAATATAAAGTGGATGATTATATATGGATCCTTTATTAACTACATTAATAGTTCCAGAAGCACCACTATTATTAGAAGAACAATAATAATATGTTCCTGTGTTTTGAGTATCAGTATAGAAGTAAATAGATCCAGAGGTAGCACCTTGATTTGTTACACCACTATTAACTTGGTCACCTGTACCAGTTGTATTTTGTGTCTTGATATAAATTGGTTCGTTACTAGTAAAACCATTAAAACTGAGACGAACTACATCACCTTTCTCAACGGTTATGGTATAGTTATTTTGATTGTATTGCCACTGACCATACCCACTTTGCCTATCATATACATGTCCAAAGTATCCAGAACTAGATGCAGATGTTAGATAGAAATGAGCACCACCATAAGGTTGACTAAACCACAATGCATCTCCTGCCATTATTGTTATGGGAATATTATTTCCAGAGATTGCTCCACTTGCATCTGTTCCAGAAACATCCCATTGGGTGCTGTTAATACCATTAATATCAATAAAATAATTACTGCCAGCAGTACCTAAATCCCATGACATCTCATCTTTGATAGATGCATACTCCAAGTACCCAATCAAATCACGATTGGTAAACCTCATTTTATTAGTCGCTAAACATGCTGCTACACCAGCGACCTGTGGTGATGCCATGCTAGTACCAGATATTGCTTTAAAGAAGTTATCTCCTCCATACTTGGTATCATAATACCCAGTAGAATTATTAAAACAAGATAATATATCACTACCAGGAGCCCAGATCGCAATACCTGGACCATAAGTTGAACTTGCAGACTTTCTAAAGTCAGCGTAGTTACTTAAGTTACCAACATTAATAGCCTGATCAATACCAGTTACATTAGATGGACTTGATCCTCTCCATCCATACCAATAGTAACTACTTCCAGGAAAATCTAAGTGAATAAAGTTATTCCAATACTGATCTGGATACTCAGGTGCATAGTCATCTGAATTACCAGCAGCACCAATGACTACAACACCATCCTGAATAGCATCCTCAACGTCTGCATAATTAGCAGCATTATGTATTTGAAGGTTCTTAGTTGTATTATACCCAAAGTCTGCTTCTAATCCAGCAAAAGTCCAACCACTTGGGTTAGGATTGGATGCAGTATACCAAGTACCAAGCCAAGAAACACCAAGAACTTTAGCCTCTGTTATTGGATACTCCCAAATATCAGTCTGTCTGATACTGTAACCCCAACTATGATTTGTGATAGTAGGATTTCTAAATCCTGTCTCTGGATTAATAGGTTTATATCTATGGAATGCTCTAAGATAATCAAAGGCTAACATAGGATCAGTACGAATTGTACTACCACCAGCACCACTAAGAAGACCCATGCTATAGATATTTGCTTCAGTAGCCCATCCATAAAACTGTCCAGCAACAGTACCTGCTACGTGAGTACCATGATAACTTAAGTTGTTTGCATTCGTTACATAGTTTGGATATGGACCTGTAGGTAATGTATACCCATCATCATCTATACTACTAACATACCCATTTAATTCTTGATACCACTGATACTGGACATACCTACTCATCCCTGTACTAGGACTATTCCATTCTGCCATGTCAATTGACACTGGTTGATCACAGATAACTACATCAACATGCTTACCATTATTAAACCATTCAGCAGTATCAGTGACAGTTTCTGGACCTGATCCACCATCACCCCATACTCCTTTTCTTCTCTGTGCTACTGTTCCACTACAAAATAACTTAGCCCAGTCTCTATGGTTAGCACTATTAAAAATTCCATCCTTCTGGAAATCACCAGCGTATCCAACTGGTTCATAATTATGCATCAGTGCATGAGGCACAGCAATTACATTTGAATCCTCAATGTTAAGCTCTACAGCAAGGACTCTACTATCTTTTCTTATTTCATCTGCTGCTTCCTCAGTCAACCAATAATGAGTAACCCTACTAATAGGACGCTTCAAATTTAACCTATGACCATCAGATTTCATGTCAGCATAAAATCCTTCTAGATCCTCTTTCTTTTTAAGAGTAACGTAGTAAATTTTTTCAGCCATGTTATGCCTCTAGTTTTACGTAAGTTAGAGTTACGGTTATATCATTTGTCTGACCAGACATATTAACTACCTTTCCATACACAGTTGATCCTGGTGTACTATCATTATTCCAACCTGTAACTGCTGGAGTAATATTAATTGTAGTAGACTCTGTTGAAACAACCTCAGCAACCACACCTGATCCTGGTAGAGGGTCAGTATGTATGTTTCTATTAGCATCATTAGTTCTAGTTACAGTATCAATGTAAAGTGTTACCCAACATGGATGAGATACTTGTACTTTTAGTAATGAATATGTTTTTGCACACGTCCATGTTACATTTTGTGCAGCTTGATCTGCTATAGCTCCTGTCGATGCACTGTCTGTACCCCTAGATGCTAGTCCTGATAATGTATTTGAAGTGGCAGCAGTAACTCTTCCTTTAGCATCTACTGTAATATCTGCTGCTGTATATGATCCAGCAGTGACTGCTGTGTCTGCCAATTCATCTGTATCAACAACACCAGCATCTATCAACCAAGTTTGTCCACTGGCTGATACAACTATGTCACCTTTGTCTCCATCGGTAACACCAGCACCGCCACCACCAGTAGCATCTGCTTGGTTAGTCCACTCAGATCCATTATATTTTAATACTTGGTTTACTTGTACATTAGAGATAGTAACATCAGTTAGTCCATCTATTGTTGTAGCACCTCCACCTCCACCACCAGATGTAGAAAGAACACCACTACCATTTATTGATAGACCCGATCCAACCTTAATACCACCAAGAACATTTGCTGTTGCAATAGGTAGTGCTTCATTCCATCCAGCACCAACACTTCTTGTAGGTGTTGAAGCATAAACTACAAGACCACCATTAAAAATACTAGGTGGTAAATCAGATCCATCATTATTAGTCCATGTTGTTCTAAATCCTGTGGTTGTTTTATTAGTTACTGTTATCTCATGTTGTGCATACTGTTCTCTTGACCAAAGAACAAAATAGTTTGCATCTGGTTGAGCAGTGTCAAATGTAAATTCTATTCTATTGTTAGAACTATTATAAGCACCCCATGATATGCCAGTACCAGTACCAGCAGTATCAGCAGTAACATGTGCGAATGCTACTGGGATAATTTCATTACTACTAGTACCTGAGTCAA